TGGGTGTTGAGGGAGATTATTGTCGTCCTCCTAATGACGAGGCGTCCATTATTCGCTCTATGGAGAATCAGGCCGCCCGGCAATTGGGGTCTAGGGCTTGGCCTTCTACTGGTGCTATGGAACCATTTTTGGTTCAGTACCTTGGTGATGCAGCCGTCAGCCCACCTACCTTTTGCCCGGGTAAAGACGGCTTTGATCAGCTATATCGTTCCTTTGACGATTCGAGCGCCGGATGGACGCGTCGTTATCGGAATTTGACGAAGAAGTCCTACGTGAGCGGTCCCCATCGTGGTGAGCTCACTAGGATTGCTGTGGCCCGTATTCTCCTTAGGTGCACCATGTGGCACCGCATCCCCTCGATGACGCCCGAGGAGATGGTGTGGTTGGGTCTTAGGGACCCCACAGATGTTTTCGTCAAAGACGAACCCCATACGGCCGATAAGGCTCGTAGGGAGATGTGGCGGCTCATTTGGAATGTCTCCTTGGTCGATTCGATCTGCCAAGCTTACTTCAACCGTGATCTTAATCTTCAGCAGAATCGGGACTACCAGGGTGGCCATCCTGTTCCGCACACTTGCGGTATGGGCCACCACGACGAGGGCATCAAACGCCTCGGTGAGGCCATCGAGGCCGCTTTCCCAGACGGAATTGTGTGCAGCAGTGACGCTTCGGGCTGGGACATGTCCGTTAGTCGCGACGGCTTAATCTTCGATGGGCTTGTTCGCGCTATTAGGACCCAGGACCCTTCCGCTACTGCGTACCACAATATCGGTACTTCTGTGTGTATTCTTCTGGACAAGTTTGTCCAGTCGGCTCACATGATTTGTACCGGTACTTCTTTGTGGTCCGTCGACGTCTACGGAATTACGGCTTCTGGCCTCCCGGATACCACCACTCAGAATTCTTTTGTTCGTGGTATGGGGGCGAAGCTCGCCGGCTGTTTTAAGGCCCTCACGGCTGGCGATGATCTTTTGTGCGACAACCGTCTTCGCCTTCCCGTGTTGACGGAGCATGGCACCATTACGAAGGGTGATGTCACCACTGCGAACTGGCGAAAGGGCCAACCAGTAGGTTTTACATCCCATTCGTTGGTTCGAGGGCCTGATGGTCAATGGTCGGCCCATTTCGAGAACGAATCGAAGGCCCTTCACCGCCTTCTTTTGTCTGGCAAGACCCCTCTTCCTGAGCAGATTGGAGGAGTGGCTTTCGCCGAGCGCAAAGATGAGGCTCAGTTAGGTCGCCTTCGCGCAGTTTGCGATAGTCGTGGCTGGCCTGTTCCTCCCCAGTCTGAGTGGGCCGAGGATTTTGACCTGTGCTAGCCCATAAAGTCCTTTGGCTGG